GAATTAGAACTGTTAATTATATATGTTCTAGTAAGTGTAGAAGCACCACCATTTAACGTTCCAAAGCCAACCTCAAACTCATTAGCAGTTTGATGGCTTATTGCATAATACGTAGTATTACTACCACCTATTCCTGCAGAAAACGTTTCGAAACCACCTACTGCACCCGCAAGTGTAATTGCACCTGTGCCAGTGGTTGTCGTGGTCTCCTTGACCCGATCGTTAAGAATAAAAGCCATAAGCCTACCTTACGATATACGAATAATAGCGTTGTTAGCGTCAGCAGTTGGGAATGTTACAGTGAACGTTCCATTAGATGCTGTGAAATCGCCACCAAATGCTAATATACAAACTGCATCAGTTGTGCCTGAACCAGCACCAGTAGTGGTGTTGTAAATCATAGCACCGTTAGCTGTGAAGCTAGCTGATGTCCATTGTGCATCTTGAAAGTCAACAAATGCTGTTGTACCGCTCAAAGTTGTACCGTTGTTTGTAAGTGCCAAACCGCCTGCAGAATACGCTGATCCTGAAGTGTTTGAAATTTCGTTTGATGAACTATAGTCTGTAGTAGCCGCACCTAAACTTGCAGATGATGTGAACAATGCAATTTTAAATGTATCACCACTACCAGACGAAAAATTATGCTTACCTTCCAATAATTCTTTTTTGAAAGAGTTACATATCGCTGATGATATTGCCATTTTAGAATCTCCTTTATGGTTGTTGCGAATTTAGAGGAAAACGAAGAACACCATCATAGTACTCATCACGTCTTCTTCTACCTTGTTGTTCAAGTTGCAAGCCTTGTAATGCTTGTTGGTAGCCTTGTTCATAGTATTGAAGCATGTTGTCAGGCCCTTTTAAAAATCTAAATGCTTCACAAAGTGCAGCATAAAGAAGAACTTTCGGAGCGTTTGTACTCACCCAGCTTGTAGCATTTGATGAGGACAACCCTGTTTCTTGCTTGTTCAAAGCTAATTCGATATTATAAGCAGAATTTGGTGTAGGCGCAAGATATATTGTGTCTTGATCCCACATTGCATAGTATTTTGGTTTAGATTCAGAATCTCTGTTTGGCCAATATTGATTCATAAATGTGATATCTTTTTGCTCTAGGTATTCTCTGACTGGATTTCCTCCAGTTGTGTATATCTGTGCCGATCTAACAAATGCTAAATCCCCTGTATTTGCTCCTGGAAGTGAAACAAATGGATTGCCTTGAGTTAATGTTGCAAATTGATAAGACCTAAAAATATCTAAATCTACATCTCTAAATATTCTTTTTTCTGCATGCTCTATAAAATCGTTTACTACTGTAGTGGTTAAAACGTCAGATGTTGTTTCTGTGTAATCTCTAATTTGATCAACGAGCTCAGTGTATGTTGTCATGATATTACCACACTTACTGTCCCTACTTGAGTTTTTACACGTAATTCTTTATTATCTTCTACCGGCATCATTCCATTAGAATTAAATATATTACCTGCAAATAAATTAATCCCAAGTAGTACGTTAGCACTAATTATTTGAGGTTTTGCATTTTGCAACGATTGTGGATCTGTTGGATGATATCTTGGATCAAGTTGTGGGTGTTTTGGTTCAAATTCACTTATATGAACCGTAGATCCATTCCACTCTTTTACCATTTCATTGTATGGAAATGCTAGACCTGATCTATCTGAAATTCTTTTTGCAAATCTACCGGTCGCATATTTAGGCATTAATAACCTCCGCCACTAGGAAAATAACTTTGAGGTGTAAGATAGATACTTGTTCTTTCTCCATCTTCATCTGCTGCTCTTTTAAACTCATCTTCATACAAAAGTTTTAACGCTTGCATTCTCTCTGGCGCTTTTTTCATTGATATGTAATATGCCAAACCTGCATTTAAACATGGAAGAAATCGAAAAGGAATCTCAGCGTTGTTCGTATAATCGCCAGCATCAGACATCCGAACAAGAGCATAATATATTAGAGTGTATGCTTGGTCAGCTGCAGGATATAGATATAGTGTTGGGTTTATCGTACGTTCAAAATAGTATTGAGTTGGTCTTCCGCTGGTCGTTTTAACGGTATAATTCCAATAAGTTGCTCTGCTGATAGAGTTGGTAGAATAATCGTTATTACTTGAATCTCTTATAATTACGTCTGTTAAACCAATAATTTGTTGACTATCATCAGCTCCACTTCCAAATAAATTAGTGCCTGTTAGACTTGTTGTGTTAGCAGCTAATGTTTTTTCTTGTTTCTTTACTGTCCAAAGATTTATTCCTCTGTTAGACCATTCGGCTAACATTAAATTTAAAGAACGTCTAGCGGTCTTAATATCGTATCCACTACGAACTTGTAGACCGCAACGTTCAAATGCTTCTGATATTATCTCGTCTATAGATAAATCAAAATTTGCTGTTGAAGCATAGGTAGGCATCTATTTTTTCTTACCTTTTTTCTTCATTACTTTTTTCTTTTTACCCTTCATGACTTTGCCGCCACGTTTCATTGCTTTAGCACCCATAGCCATCGCTTTTCTTGGTGAAACGTTACCGCCCATAGCCATAGCCATAGGATCTTTTTTCATCATGCCACCGCCACGTTTTTTTACGACAGCAACACCGCCACGTTTCATCGCGCCGACTTGTTTCTTTTTACCCATCATATTGACCTCCGAATATTCGTTTATAGGTTTTCGCTCTTGATACTACAACGTCTTGATAGTACCCTCTGGGCCACAACTTATAGTAGCCAGATTTATGTAATTTATCAGAAGCTTCCTGTAATTGCGAGAACTTTTGTGCCAGCATCATAGAATATTCTAAATCACTTTCTACAGTAGGGGCGTCCCCATTTGGAGTGACAAGAAATTCTTGTTCTTCCTCGTTTGCTGGGTTGAAGGGATGAAAACCCATAAAATATATATCCTTTTTATTATACCAACTATTGTACGCATCTATAATATCCTGAAATTGTTCTAGTGAATAATTAAAGTAAGGATCACAAAATATCAATATTTCATGAACAGAAAAATCTAATTGTTTTAAATGAGTATTGAGTTCAGATTTATACCATTTCTGTTTTCTTTTTACTTCAACAACTACTTTATTATCTTGCCAGGTCTTTTTTGCAAAAGGACAAGCAGGATATCCACCTAAATGTTTATTCGGAATTTCTAAAAAATGCTCAGACCACTTACGTACGTCTTTTTTTATTTGCTCTTCTAATCGCATCTTTACCTTTTTTAAATATACTAGCAACTTGTGATTTGCCCATCACTTTTGCTCTTTGTTCACCGACTGTTAATATTTGAATTTTTCTAGCAAATGGTTTGTTAACCTTTTTAACTTTTGCAACTGTCTTTCTAGCATCAGTAGGAGTAGCAAACTTAATAGACACAGTATCACGTGGATTCTCATCCGTATAGAGTCGTCGTCCGCTGCCTTTCGGTTTTTTACCCGTGCCAACTTTTGGATCTCTTGGCATTAACGAACACCAACAAACTTCATTCCTCTAACAGCCATGCCTCCACCTGCTTTCTTTACGAATGTTTTTACGTTTGTTGGTTTACCTCCCACACCTTGTGCTTTACTTCTTTTTCTTTTTACTGCTGATCGTCTTTGACTCTCTGTCATTTTTGCAGCTTTTGCTGCTGGAACACATTTTGGATATTTTCTTTTTCTATCGGCTTTTAATTTTGACCTGCCACACTTAGCAAAGCCTCCACCTTTTTTCTTGGAGCCAATATCAACCCAATCTTGTTTAAACCATTTTGCTAAACCTTTATGACCAGACATTAGCTAAACTTTGTTATTTTTCTTCTGTTCCCTTTTACTGCGCCACAGGCTCTAGCCATACCACCTTTATTAAACTTTGACACTTTTTTACGTTGTTGTGAAATTTTGTTAAAATCGATAATACCACCATCAGCTTTTTTAGGTCCTCTGAAATCTTTTCTTTTTACACCGCTTGGATCTTTAATTTTACCCGCACAAATCTTAGAAGCATATGCATTTGCATATGCTGATGGATAAACTTTAAATTTTCTCTTAGCTGCAGCTTTACCTCTAGGACATAATTTAGTCATCCTTGACCCCTGTATTTGACATACTGTCTTCTTTTGTTTTTGTTCTTTGGCCTTGTGCGTGAAGAACGCCCTATACTAGTCCTTTTTTTGACAGGTGTAAAGTATTCGTTAGAGGGTGTTTTAGCCATGCTACATTTGTGATAAAGGATTTTCTAATGCTAGTTTTATTCGTTTCTCTATTTTTTCTTCTAGCTCAGTCATGGCTTGCTCCAACTTATCCGTTAATAATTCCATGTCTTCCTGAATGTCCTTCGTGGTATCTCTTAACTCCTGGTTGGTTTCTCTCGAATCTTCTTTAACCAATTGTTCAACATCATTTACTATTTTTT